GATCATCGTGTGTAACACCAATCCAAACTTTAAAGTGGAAAATGTGACGATGTGGATAGCCTAGAAAACTCACATCATACTCATCACCTGTAGCAAGTGCTGGATCTGTAAGTGCAGCCGGGTACTTGTGCATACCTTCTTTCTGAAAGGTGACCCAAATCATTTTGTTAGGACGGATGTCTTGTCGAATAATCATACTGCTAATAGTCCTTTAGCAAATGCTTGAATTTCTTCTCTACTCATATGAAAATTATAAGTGCTGGTAAAATCAACGTCACCTTTGTCGTTAAGGCATTCTTGAATAACATCAAGGGCTAACAGACCTGTTGGACTTACAGCTTCCCAAGATTCTACACGCACTCTAAATGCTTTGTCTTCTTTGACTGTGAATTTTTTTATGTTTAAACTTTCATGTCTCATCGTAATTGCTCCATCGTGATAATCTTACTTAATTCTTCACCTAGATCTTTGTCTTCAGTAATTACATGCAGACTGTGACGATTGTCATCGTTTTTACGATCATACTTGGTTGTTTCAACAATAGTGCCACCGCTTGCACCGTATATATGCAATCGAAATCCTTGTGATTGGATATTTGGTCCCTCACAGTCCTCTGCATATACGAGCTCAGTTTCATTGTCATCCTTCATTAACCAGTTTCGGATGCGTTCTCTAATTGATAATTTCATAGTTCTAGTTTCTACTGTTTGTATTGATCTTGCACGTTTGATTTGATTAGCACCTGTAATCCTAGGAATCGCCCTTGAACGTATAGTTGCTGTTGCATATCCACCACTCATTTAATAATCTCATCTTTACCATATTGATCCCAACTAGTAAACTTATTTCTATCTAGTAGGTCGTGGAGGTTATGGCACCACACTCCAGGATTAGTTGCCTTAAAATCTTTGTCGTCTATCTTTATTGTAGCATTATATCCTAGCTGTTGTAAATAGGGCAGTTTTACCGAAAGCTGTGGAATAAACTGACGTTTCTCTATAAGACCGCTTTCTAATAGGCCTTCTACCTGTGCTACATCTAAATCTAGAGTACACCAAAAGTCATCACCGCTATCTAGACAAACATAAATCATGTCTTCCCATAGACGCCATTGTTCAGCATCATTGACAGCTAATTTAGGAAAACTTTGATTAGCACCAAAGTAAATGTGCTTGCAGTTATGATTTCGAGCAAGCTCAATGATAACGTAGGGATCATGCACATCTACTACAAATAGAGTTTTCATTCCGTAGGCAGGAGTCTTTTCGATCTCTACGCCTGTAAAGAAAGTAATACTATCACTAACGCCTGTGTCGTAATTTCTTTTCATTTTTTAAATAAATTTTTAATGGATTGAATTAAATTATAAAATCTAAAGTGATAGTCTGTCAACATAGGCTGGCGATGCGGACATCGTCCTTGTTGCCAATCGCAAATAGGTTGTATATCTTGCTTGCAGATTTCGCATTTCATCTGATAGTCTCTTTAAAAAGGCCACGTTCCTTTGGATTTTGTATCTAAAGGTGCTTCAAATTCTTGTTTAAGTTCGTCTAGTGCTCTAACCAGTTCTTCTTCTGCAATGTCTGCAGATTGTTCAATAATTTTATCTAACTCAACTACAGGATTCCATTCACTATACGTATCCGGATCAACAGCAATGCCTCGCCATTCTTTGATTTTTAATTCCTCAGTTTCGGGAATATCCTCATTCCAACTGCCAATCCAGCGTGTACCAGTCCATTTGGCTTGATGTTGATAGCTGCTTTTACCTAGAGTTTTGATATCATAGATGCCTTCCATGACCGGCTTAATCTTTTTAGGAAACCATTCAGTCATCGGATATGTGATGTCATCCATATTTTTATAACGTTCCCACTTGCCTGTTGTTGCTTGAGAACCTGCAATATAAAAACCAAAGTCTGAACTTTTGCCGTTAGTATTAGCACCCCAGTTCTCAATCTCTTCTCCGTCGTACTCCACTGATGACACAACTTCACTTCCGTCGATATCATCGTAGCATATAACTAATTTTTCTTGATCAAATGGCTGTTTAAGTTCAATCTCACCTTCGAAGAAAGTACCTTTCTCACCGCTAGTACCAACGAACACTACGGTGCCTGCAGGTTTTTCATCAATCCATACTTCGTCGCCACAACTTGATCCAATATCGCAACCGTCGATTGATTCTAAACTACGCTCGATAATAGTTTCGCCAGCTTCATCTTCAATTTGAAGGGTTCCTGAATTACGATCTACACCATGCACATGACCCATGTCATCGCACTCGTACCACGAACCCGGAGGAAAAGGCCACATATCTTCGGGGATGTTATTTTCTTCTGCATAATCATGATCCCATGCAAAGTCGCTTAGATCAAGTCTGCGATGTTTGAAGTAGTCGTAGATTTTGCGATCTACAGTGCCCATAACATATTCACCACCATAGCCCCACATTGTAATTTTGTAGGTACACGGAGTGAACTTTAGAATCTCCATTAGTTCTTGTTTTTGTTTTTTAGTAGCCATTATTCCTCCAATCCTGATGATTTCATTTCTTGAGCACGTTTACGTTCTTGGTGTTCTTCTTCATGCTTGTCACATAGTGTACGAATCCAACCACCATTTCGACTTTTTCCTGGTGCGCCACATTCTTCACAACTGGCATCTGCCCAAGCTTCTGCCATTCGTACCATGCCGCTAATCTCGTCATCGCCGCCATCGTAGTAGAACCTTAGCCCACCAAACTTTTCTTTAATCTGTGATACTGTGACCTGTTGAACAGGATTACCTTGTTTTTCTTTCCAATCAAGATGATGTTGAATATTGCTACACAAGATTTCAAGGATTGGATACCAACCTGCACCTACTGCAAAGCCGCCGTACTTTCCCTCAAACATTTTTGGAAAACGTTCTTCCATTTTTTTTGCAAATAGTTCGTATTCTTCGCTCATTACCACGTCTCCACACCAGATACTTCAACTTTAACAATAGCAGGATAGTCTGCTATTTCTGTATCGTAAGACAACGTTAAAATACTGCCAATGCCCGAACTGACATTTTGTTCGAGCGTAAAATACTCTACACCAGCAGATTCACAGATTGTTTTAATCTTGTCTAATTCAAATACGTTTAGCCGAACCATATTATGCCTGTGTATGAAGTTGTTGCTTATGCTTTAGTATAGCAATTTTATCCTTTAAGAGCAACCTTTCTTTCTTCAATTTCTCAAGTTTTAGGTCTTCAAACAGCCCTGTTCTTTCCAAAGTGTCGACTTGTTTGTCCAAAGACTTGTGAGCATCTTCTAAGTGTTTGATTCGTTGTTCGTACATATTAAACTTCCTCAAATAGATCACTAAACATTCTATTAGTATATGAATACCGTTTCTTGTTATCACCAAATGCTTTGGTTTTCTTTTGGTGACAATTTGCACAAAGCACTTTGAGATTGGCTTCGCTCGTATTCAATTTGTCGCCGTCGTGGTGATCGATAGTTAAACTAGTGTTAAGAGGATCGCGGCAAATCCATCCTAGATACCAAAAAGTTTTCCATTTCCAAGTGGGTAACCCATCTTTCTTAACATAGCCCTTATGGTAGCCTACCTGTGTTGTACAGTTAGGAAGGCTACACTTAGGGGCATGATTTCGAGACAAAGATCTCATCTAGCTGCCTGTTCTAGAAACTCATGTTCTAATTCTTCAAGTGCATGTTCATCAAGTTCGGGCATAGCTGATACCTGATTAACACTCTTGTCTAACACAACATCGTCATGATCGAATAGATTGCTAAATGTGTTGTTGGCATTTCCACCACGTAGACGCATACCCATCATGTTGTTTAACATAGGCTTTGCATCTTCAATCATCTGCATAGGAGTTTCGCTCTTAAACAGTTCCTCAACAAAACGATCAAAGTAAAGAATATTGCGAGGAACCCACTCACTGTACTCGTCACTCATATCCCCACCCTTGACTTTCTTCCACAATCTCCAGTCTGGCTGTGCCTTATGACGCTCAATGTCCATAAGCGAGTTAGCACGTTGAACAGCAGTGATATGACAATAGGTATTATGTGCCATCATTAGCGCATAACCGAAGCTATCCCACGCTGTCTTGCCTTCTTTGCCAATCTTATTCAGCATACCGGGTTTGTACCAGCAGATGTCGCCTATTGATAGCCTACGTCCGATTTCACTTTCAAAGGGGAAGGGTATGTCAAAAGCCTGGCTAATGGCTTTGTTGTCTGGTGCTTTGTCCATGATGACTGACCAACGTTTGTTTGTGTGTTGGGCATTGGTGTAGACAAGTCCATGGGCTGTTGCAATGAAGGGTGATGCGCAGTCAAAAGAAATGGTAAAGTTTTCATTTATGTGTTTACGTACCTGTCGTTGAATTGAAGTTAGATAACATGACCAGTCTAATTGAGCAGTGCCCAAGAAGTGCATCCAGTTTCTGTCATCTAGCAGCTTATCATCACGAAGAATGATAAGTCTCTTGAGTGCAACTTCCATGTCGCACATATTCTTTCCACCCATTGCCCAACCTTCTGTTGGCAAGTGTTTAACGGCATTATACCAAGCTTCGGCAGTTTCCCAGTCGCTGCCTTGCAGTACATTTAAAAACTTAGTTTGACCTAGTCTGTTATCTAGAAAATACTTGTTGTTATGCAGAGTTTTATCTAGACAATCTTGAAAACTCTTTAGCCCAGTCTTTGGACTATGAATATGATCACATGCCCAAGTAGGAACATCTAATAACATTGACCAATCAGCAGTTAGTTCTAACCAATTTAGAATATTGTCTCTAGTTTTGTTAGCACTAGGTCCTTCAAAGTTTAACCAATCAAATTTAAGAACACCCTTACCAATCTGGTATCCACCTGAGTCGCCTACAATTACAGTATTTTTACGATCACGAACTTGAATCATGCTATCTTGAATCATGGTCTTTTCGAGATCTAATTGTGCGTGGCCCGCTGAATACAAACCATACTTATAGGTAAAGTATCCTTCATCAGCATTCAAGAAGTTCATGCCTTCGATGCCTCGATCAAATCCTGCTGGAATACGATCCTTAGGAACAAATTCTTCTACACGTTGTTTTGCAACATACGTACTGTAAAAACTACTGATCGCTGGCAAATAGACTGCGTAGTCTTTTTGCCCTGGCGATAGATTAACTGGTGGTCTCATTAATATCCTTTGCTAAATGTGTTGTAATTGCCAATTGTTGTTTTGCCTGTTCTAGGTTGTCTAATGCTATTTTAACAGCTTCTGACGTTGCTGCCAAGTTTTGCCACTCCAATTCCTCGTCACGTTTCTTACGTGCCCACTGTACTGTGTCTAACGTATCTTGATCTAGGCTTACAGTGGCATAACTGGTACTAAGCATTTGCCAAGTGTTGTTGTTAAACACTTCCATGTCTGTACCGTTAATACGTAGCATACCCTGCATGGGATTACTCATATTGCCATTACTCATTTGAACATAGGGCATTGAAGTACTCCCACCTGATACTGTTATACCTGTAATACCCTGTAGACCTTTAATCATATTTAGGCCGCCTGAGCTGGAATAATATATTTGTAAGTAGCAAGTCCGCTGTCAAGAGTAATTTGAATAGCGCCTTCATTGCTCAAGGACATCTTTGTATTGTTAACATCTGCAATCTTAAGAATACTCAAGATTGGCATAACTGGCCATGTCCACCCACGATCTAACTTACCATCGACACCCATAGCAAAAATAAATTCGCCTGCGTGTGTACTTGCGTCACCAAAGATAAACTTTAGATTGCCGCTGTCTGTCTTGGCTAAGAAAGTTGGATGTTCACTGTGTGCGCCAGCTTGGAAGTTAAAACGCTGTACAGCACTGACAGTAGGCTCTAGTTCAACATCCCACTTAACTCCACGGAATTTTACAGTCTTCATTTTTTCATTAATGACTTCTGTATTCATAAAACGATAATCGTTTTTAAAGTCGCCGTCTTTATTTTCAAAGTGAATGCCAACTGGCAAAGTCTCTCCGTTGCGTTCTGCAAAGGTAATACTGATCTTAGCATTGTCTTTGTATTCGTTGCCGTCTAACAAATATTTCAATTTGTTTAATTGTGGCATACCAAATACACCAACCATGTCTGCATAGGGAGCAGCAGTTTCTGCCTCCATAATAACTGAACGGTCTTCAGCCATTGCGTTAATTGTTGTGCCTTTTTCTGTGCCTGTGACCTTAACTGTGGTTAAGAAGCCTAGGTTCTGTGTGTGCGATACGATGTCTTGTAAAATATCTTTCATTGAAAGTTCTCCTGTATATTAAGATTATATTTAGATCTAGAGTAAAAAGCAACCGCTAAATTACTCAAAATCAAAAAGTTTACTGAATGTGTTGTCACTGCGAGTTGAACTGATGTCCCATTCCAAAACACCAATCAAGTTTTCTAACTTTTCATCGATAACTGCATTTTCCATTTCAGCATCGTTAAAAGGCAAGTCCTTAAACCATTGTGGTAGCCTAAGTTCATCTACGGGATAAGCAACGGATGTATAGCCCATAGGATTATCTTTGACCTTACAGACAATAACTTTTGCACCGTCAGTAATAGTCACAGAGTATTTGTCATCCATCATTCTTTTGAGCGTATTCCAATTAAGGCTTGCTCTAACATGACCAGGCATATTAGTCTTGCCAGCTTTCTTCTCTTTGTTGGCGTATTCTGTAATGTTGTTTGCACGTTTAGGTGATCCTTTCTCCCATCCAGGACGAGTTTTAAATTCAGTACGGAAATCAGTGATATACTCTAGCACATCTTCTTTAGTTCCGTTATTCAACACTTTTGTCAACACTTCGCTTAGGAAGTCTTGAATTACTACAGGAGTATCACTGCGTTTGAGATCTAGTCCCATAGCCTTGATCTTGCCTGGCTTGCCGTCTATGTCCGCACGTTTACCTTCTTTGTCATAGTATAATACAGCATAACGTTTCTTAGTAATGAACAAGCCACGACTAGCAACAATCTCACGACCAGCTTTAATAACTTCGCCGCGTGTTTTTGGACAATGAAACGCATCTTGCATGAACTTAGGGAAAGTGCTGTTAACTTCTTCGCCAATAGTATCATACAATTCTACAACACTTTCTTTAGTCCAAGGTAGAGCTCCTCGATCTATTTCTTTCTTTAAGGTTGTGTACGCTGAAAAATAACATGAGTCAGTATCACCGTAGATAATAGCTTTACCTGTGTGATTGTTTTCACCTGTAATAATCTCATTGACCTTGCCGGCCATATGACGAGCAATAGCACGACCCGTTAGTGTAGTTGATTGCCCAATGCGGTTGTCAAAGAATCTGCAGCCAGGATTCAAAATAGCACCGTACAAACTGTTCAAGTTAATCTTTTTAACCAATTGTCGCTTGTCCCAGTATTCTTCTTCGATCTTATTGCCTGCCTTAATACTATCTTTAAGTTTGGCCTGCATATCTTTTCGTTCAGCATACCAACGCTTGAGCAATCCGGGGATGATACCTTCTTTGTCATAGGTAAAGATAGTGCCGTTTGCTGAAAGCATCCAAGGTTGATTACTTTCAAATATCAAATCATATATTTGCGCAGCACTAAGAGTATCATGACCGCCATCTTCCCAGTCGATGGTAATTTCACGACTTACATCACGTTCTATTACCGCAGTGTATTCTAAACTTCCAAAGACTCCTTCCCATGCACCTGCAAAACTGCGACCCTTTGCTATCTCCGCAGCAATAAAGTCTTTAGTTCCGTCCTGACGCAACTGTCCAACAATAGTTTCCGGACCCATGTTAAGTGCCCTAATTGCAGAAGGATACAATGAGTTAATATCCAACGAGCCAATCCATTCATGAATGCCTTTCTTTGGAAACGCAACATACGCCCCTGCTGCCTGTGTATCAAGTCCTTCGCGGTTAACACGATTAGGAACAATCATTCCACGCTTATGGGCTTCGTTAATAATGGCTTGTTCAGTCACTGCAACGGCACCCATTGTAGTCTGTAGTAAAACAGTACATTCATGCGCCAGTGTGTTAGCTAGATCCATGAACTTTAACTTCTTATCTAGTTTATCTAACAATGCACAGTCTTGTCTGTTGTATTCGATAAACTTACGGAAGTCATTGTTGTATAGTTGATCCAATGTGCCTTCGTAGACAGTCTTGTTCTCGCCTATCTCCATCTCTCCAATTGCATCCAATCGGTATGTGTGACGTTCTTCATAGGTATACTTGCGGTACAACTCGAGACTGTCCAAATGAACACGACCAATAAGATCATAAGTAACAGCGGCTTTTCCATATTTTTCGTATTCTCTCTTCTTGGGGAATTGATTCCATAGACAAAAACGTCTTGTATCTTCTTTACTCAAAACTTTAGTCACACGATTAACAGTATACGGGATATCGAAGCCTTCACTGTTCCACCCGCTTAAAATATCTGCTTCTTGGATAATGTCTAAGAACATATCCAACATATCTGCTTCGTTATCAAACAAGTAGGTATTAGGAAATTCTTCAACTTGCTTTTTAGCTTCCTCCATGCTCAATGTCTTAGGAGGAATTGCCAAACAGATCATAGTATCCATCCATTGTAGGTGAACTGCAATCGCAGTAATTGGCATAAACGCATCTTCTGGAGATGCATAGCCACGTTCTGGATCAAAGTCCACCTCAATATCAAACCATGCTACATTTAGTTTAGGTGCGTCTACATTAAGATAGTTGTCTTCTAGGCAACGATAAATTGGATTAATGTCGCTTTCAAACAGTTTTTTGTTTGAATGAATTGCAAGTTCTTTGCGATGTTCTTTGACATTCTTGGAACTTACTCGTGAAAGAGGTTGTCCAAAAATACTTGTAAATTTTCCTTTGGGATCTGGAAAATAAAAAATATGTCTAGCAGGGTAATCTTTAAAATGCCTTTTGCCTTCTGCATCACGTTCAACGACGTTGATTACATCCTGCTCTCTATTATAGAAAGCGTCTACATAACTCAAATTGTTCTCCTATGCAATTTACGGCTTGCAAATACCAATATGCGGTTTCTGGCCACGCCTACCATCTACTGTTTATTTAATTAATTAGCATTCTAACTAGTCCAACGGTATCTATCGTGGTTAGCAGAATGTAGTTAGCCAGCATGCCAAAAGATTTCCTAGTCCAACTAGCCCAAGCATACATGGCACAGCCAAGGATCCAAATAGGATAAAGAGTAAGAAGCGGAGGCGTGGGGACTGTGACTGCCATAGTAATACTGCAACCAATGCTGATAGCCCAAGCAAGCAACTCAACAATAAAGCGAATTCTGTTAGACTTAAAGTCATCTCGTATCCACTGTATTGTTGGTGCGAAAATTGTGTCAATCATTCCGGTAGACGCTTAGTGACACCGAGAATCATTTCAATATCATTCCATTCTTGCTCGTGGTCTTTCCAGTTATCTTTGTGTGCAATCTTAATTGCTTTATTAATGACACTGGGCTTAATTTGTAATTCTTCTGCAACTGCCTTAACCGTTTCTTTTAGGCCTTCTTGGAGATCTTCTAGTTCACGCAATACATTAGAGCCCTCGTTGATAAGTCTTTCTAATTTTGCTTTCTCTTCTGGTCCGTACATTCTTGTTGACATAATGTTCTCCTATAGAACTATTATATAGCCAACAAAAAAGCCGGTCAACTAAATTGCCGGCTTTTGAGTGTAATTGGTTAAATTACTTTTGATCTTCGCTTAGTACATCGTACATTTCGAATACACCGCCCATGCGCTCGTATACCATACCTGCATACACATCAGCTTTTAGGCCTTCACCAATTTTTTGTTTTGCAACACGTTGAGCCCATGCAAACAACTCTTGATCGACTGCATCAATTTGTTGTTGACCACCACTCTCTTGAACAAGTTTGATCATGTCTTTGAATGATAGGATATTTTCAACTGACTCTTTAACAGTCTTCTTTTTTCCAAAGTATTTTTCTTGAGCAGCACTCATTCCCTTTTTGCCGCCTTCTTTCTTGTCACCGTCTTTGGCAGCAGGCGTTTTACCTTTTCCTAGATCTTTAGAACCTTGTCCATCTTGAGCGTAATCTGGAATGCCATCTTTGTTAGCATCTGGCTTTGCACCTTCGTCCATGATCTTGGCCATTTTCTTTTTCTTATCTTCTTTCTTCTTCTTGGCTTCAGCTTTATCAGCTTCGCTTTCTTCTTTAGCTGCCTCTACCATCTTCATGAATTTGCTTTTGAAAACCGGCTCAATGCTTTCTTTCTTAGTGTTATCGAATTTCTTACCACCTTCCATACCCCAAGTTCCAGTCTTAGACTTTTTCTGTTCTGGTGCATCTTTTTTCTCAGCAGCAGATTTAGACTTAGCGCCTGACTTTGGTTCAGCGTGAGGCTCATCACTGAAACGGTTTGGATTTTCTGTATGCTTAGTGACGCCTTTCTTGGAACGATCAATCTCGCCACCAGTAGAAGATTTTTCTTCTTTGACATCTTCTTCGGCTTTTTTCTTAGCTTCAGCAACATATGTAGAACGTCCACTTAGAACACGTAATTGTGCATCTTCGTTTAGTTGAACAGCTTTTTCTAAAACTGGTGCAGCTGGTGTCTGTGGAGGAGCTTCCATGCTGTCTAATTTGCTAATAAGTGATTTAAAATCC